AAGCAGTTGATGGATTATCACCTAAAAGAATTACAAAATGATTTGCAGTGTTCTCTAGATAATTACCATTTGGTAAACGATCTTTAAAAGATTTATCTCTAGTAGTTGTACTCACAATATCGCTATCTGCGCTGTGAATTGCTACTGGAGAACCTTTTCCTTCACCTCTGTCTTGCCATTCTACGTATTTTCTTTCATAGAATACTGGCAATACATTTATTCCTTTACTACCATCAAAAATTTCATTTGTGACAGTGTTAAGGATCATGCCTGGTTCTGCACCTTCGACATATTTACCATCTCTTTTATTTACTTCAGGAGATAGTTGTCCCAAGACTTTCAGAAATGGTAACGCAAGATCTTCCTGCGTTATGTTCTGAGAGCCAGCATTTGCGTCAGCTTCGAAAAGATTCGTTGCTAATGCACCTGCATTTTCCTTTTTTGCTATTTCTTGGTTCATTTTTATTGTTTCCTTTTTATTGTTGTTTTATTTCCAACAAATATGTTGAAAAGTTCCGTTGGCATTTCTTCACCTGCCTCAATACGCTCACGGACTAACGCTTTAAGAGTCATGGGCTCAACCTTCAACTTTTGTGTCGGCTGAAACCCACGCTCTTGTGCAAGAACAGCATAATCAGCTGCCTTGTTATCTTCGTTGCGACCAAAAGATACGGATATCTCGTTTTTGATTATATCTCCTAGTCCATTGTTACGAAGCCATTTAAATGCCGCCTCTTTATTAGCTATAGTGCGGCTTAACATCTACTGAAGATCCATCCATAAGTTTTAAATGAGATAAACCCATTTCACTCATCATAGTTGGAATAACTTCTCCAGATACATGTTCAACTTGTTTTTTCTTTTCTTTCAATGCCTCTTCTTGTATTGCAACTTGTTTTTGCATTGACTCTAATCTTTCAACTTGATCAGCTAAAGATTGTATGTTGCCAGTTTTTTTAATGACCTCCTGTTGGTCCTTTTCAAAATCAATCATCTAATTCTCCTTTCTCGTATAAATTAATTGTAATAGGATAATATTTTCTTTCTTGTTTATCCCATTTTAGTAGATTGTATTTTCCGTTTGTAATA